GTTTGGCAGCCTGCTTTCCTTCAGCTCCTGGACTACTTTATAAAGTCCGCGGTATCCGTGGACCGTGGAGAAGTACATAATAAACGGCTTGCGGCCGTCTGGCAGCGTGATTCGGGTACGTTCGCTCAGCGCTTTGTGTGCCTCGATTGCCTTCTGCTCTGGGAGCTCGTCTATCTCGTCGCAGAGCGTTATGTTCACGTTTGGTCCGTAGATGTCTGTCGGCTGGCCTGTGGCGATTAAAAGGAACCGTACCGTTCCTATGGTGAGTATGTTGTCCTTCTGGTTGTAATCAAAATGCGAGCCGGTCTTTTTCAGGAGCTTGGCAAGTTCCAGGATTACGGTCTTGTTGAGCAGGGTGATTGTCGTGCTGCAGAGCGCTATGGTTACGTCCAGGCCCTGGTACCGTTTGGTGAGCGTGATTATTAAGAAAACGATTGTGTTTGATTTTCCGCAGCCGTAGCCTCCGCAAAGTTCAAAATAAGAAACGTCCGGACAGGCCCAGGGTGCGCTTATCATTTGGCGCTGGTGTATAAACGGCGTTATGATGTTCGGCTTCTTTGGAACCAGGAGCTTACTCTGTGTCGCCATCTCCGGTTATCTCCACGTCGGCGCTCTTGGCCAGTTCCTCTGCGGTCATGGTGTCGCCTGTGAGGTTTATGTTTAATGGGTCCGCTCCATCCAGCTGCAGCTTGGTGGTGTCTTCGTAGCCTCGCTCTTTTCCCTTCATGCGCAGGTACCACTTGCTTGTGGTCGTGTCGCCGTTGACCATTTCTTTGAAGATGTTATTTTCTGCAATGTCGAGCATTGCTTCCTTCTCGGCTCGTACTGCTTCCTGGGTTTCGTCGTATTTCTTTATGAGTCTGTCTACTGCATCCCAGCTTATCTTTTCTCTCATGGCTGCTTCCAGCTTGCGCTGTACTTTTGAAACGAGGCCCTGGGAGCCTTCTATCGCTTTGAGCAGTTGTTCTTTGGTTACGTTCAGCTTCTTTGCCATTTGGTTCCTCCGGATTTTTTACCGTTTCCGTTCTTCCGTCTATTCCAGGGCTCCGGCACCTGGCTCGAGTCCATTCTCTTTGGCCCAGGTGGTCCATCGTTTTCGTATTACGTCGCAGTAATGCGGATCAAGTTCCATGGTCCTGGCGTATCGTCCTGTCTTGGCTGCGGTGATTACTGTAGTGCCGCTTCCTCCGAATGGGTCCAGCACTATGTCCTCTGCTTTGCTTGAGTTTTCTATGAGGCGTTCAAAAAGTCGGACGGGCTTCATGGTTGGGTGCTCGTCGCTTCTTTTCGGGCGGTCTTCATAGATTATGCTGGTCTTTATTTCGTTATCTATGCGCTTTAATTCGTCGAGCAGGGCTTTCTTGTCCATGGTCTTCCAGTTCCCTTTATGCTCGTCTATTACTGTGGTAAGGTCTCTCTGTCCGCTCCAAAAATGGCCGGCTCCTTCCTTCCATCCGTAGAGGCATGGTTCGTGCCTCCATTGGTAGTCCTGTCGGCCGAGTACCATGCTGTCTTTTACCCAGATTATCTGCTGCTTTACCATGGCGCCTGCGGCCTTTATGGCGTTTTCAAAGTTTAAGTGCTCTCTACTTGCGTACCAGATATAAAAAGCTCCGCCGGCTTTCTCGGCGTTCAGCATGGTTTTAAACGCCTTTGTCAGAAACTCTAAAAACTGTGAGCCTTCCATTTTGTCGTTCTGTATGGTGTGTTTTCCCTGTTTTCGACGCTCTTCCGGCGGAAAAGCGTGGCTGCCGCCTACAATCTCTACGTTATACGGCGGATCCGTTACTATGAGGTCGGCTTTCTCTCCGGCCATGAGCTTTGCCATGTCTTCGGCGCTGGTGCTGTCTCCGCACATCAGTCTGTGTGGTCCCAGTTCGTATACTTGTCCTGGCTTTGAGTCCGGCTCTCCGTAGTCTACCTCCGGCGCGTCGTCGTCTCCCTTTGTGTCCTTCATGGCCTGTTCTGTGGAAAGGTCCAGGAAGCCGTCGGGGAGCGCCAGGTCTTCAAAGTCTATCTTTAAGTCGCCGAGGAATTCTCGGACGCTGTCGGCTGTCATGTGGCCGTACTGGCTGTTGAGCTTGAGCAGGATTTCCTTTGCTTCGGCCTCGTCTTTGCACTGTACGTAAACTACCGGCAATGGTGGGAGTTTCTCTCCGCTGGCTACCAGGCGGTTTAATGCTCCCAGCCTTCCATGGCCGTCGAGGCAGTAGTTTATCTTTCCCTTCTTCCAAATGAAAAAAGGAAAGCTGAAGCCGTGCTTCTTTATGCTGCGCTCTATCTTTTCAAAGTCTGCGTCGTTGCGTTCTTTAAGGTTTCCCTGGAAGTCTGTTATCTGGTAAAGCTCGAGGGTGTCCTCTGTCTTGCATTTAATCTTTATCATGATTTCTCTCCTGCAGGTCTTTTACTTCTATACCGTCTGAGTTTCTTGCTATTTCCCAGGTCGCTCTACAAATCTCTTTTATTTCGTCTTTAATTTTCAAACCTTCTATTGTTCCCTTTTTGTCTTGGCTTTTGAGATGTTCCCACCATTCGTCAAATGTCATTTTTCCTTCCTTTCGACGCTAGCCCAGTCTGTTCTGTAGCGGTCTATGATTACTTTGAAGTCCTCCAGGTCGTGTTTATTGACGCTGTAGGTTTCTTCTCCATCCGGTCCTACTTCTATTCCTACGTGCAGCAGTTCGTGGAAAAGAAGGACCTCCATCTGCTTCTCGCTCATGCCTACGCAGTTGTTTTTAAATACTGTTATCGTGAAGTCGCAGGTTATGGCCCATTTGTTCTTTGCCTGGACCTTCTCGCATTCTGCGTAGACCAGCTTGTCTTTTCCGTCCTTCTTGGTGCTGTCGCTCTCCAGGTAGGTGATGTGGACGCGGCTGTCTTTGATGTACCGCAGCTCCGGCTCTTTTTCTATGAGGCCTTCTGCAATGGCGCGGTAGTTGTCATTAATTGCTCTGTGTTCCATCTTCGGCCTCCTGGTGGTTCTGGGCGTAGTCTCTGACATACCAGTCTGTTGCTGTCATGTCGCTCTGGCTTGCGAGCCATCCGCAGACTATCGTGCGCTGCTCTGTGAACATATCAATGTGCGGCATTACGGGTACTACTTCCCGGTAGTTTTCAAATTCTATCTGTAGCGGATTCTGCATCTTGGCATAAGCTGCCGCCGCTTTCGCGCGTCCTCGTAAATCATGAAAGGTTGGTATTGAACCTTCCACCATATAAATAAATTGATTTTTGCCGTTCCAGCCTTCGCGTGCTACAAAGGCGCCGGCTTCCATTTTCTTTAATGCTTCACCGAATGTCATTTTGTTTTCCCTTCCTTTGTGGTGTTTCTCTTATAGTCATTTTTGTTAAATGAAAAGACCGGCCATCTGCGCTGTTTGCCCAGCTCCGGTCGGTCTTCCATTTAATTTAGGAAGTGATTATGAATAAGATCTAAACTTATAGTTATTTCTTTATGCGGATTTTTGTGTCTCCGGTCAGAATACGTGGAGCAGAGTCGCCTCCGAATGATTCCGGTTGGTACTGTATCTGTAAGGCTTTTTTAATTGCCTTCTTAATTTTTGGATCGCTTTCTTTGTGGTACATTTTTCGGAGCTCGTCGTTCTTTTTTGGAAGGTATGACTTGTAGTCTGTTTTCCATTCGTAGCTTGGTTCTTCTTTGCTTCCTGGCTTTGCTTCTGTCTGTGAGCTTCTTTCATTTAGTCTTTTCTGATTAAGCAAATATTTAGCTGCCTGGTTCTCGCTCATGGTCATTTCTTCATTTGAACCTTTTAAAGAAACTTTGTATTTTCCTTTTTCTGGGCCACTTGTAACTCGGTAGACTTCATAATCACCAATGTTTTTTACGTGTCCATATCCTTCTGCTGATTTCATTTTTTGCAGTATTTCATCGTGATCTGGATTAGTTGGTCCTTTGTATTCTTGTTTTGTTTCCGTGGAACCTGCAGCAGCTTTGGCTTCTTCCAGAGTCTTAAACTCTTTATCTGGTGCGCGAGAGTTGTTTAAATCTCTGAGTTTAAATGTTTTTGTCTCTGTCTCGGGGTCGTATTGTTCTATGATTCTCTTTCCCTGTGATTTCAAATCATAAAGTTTGCCGGAGGCCATTCGTGTTTCAGTCCAGCCTTCTGCTGCTTCTGGCTTTCCAGCTCCGGATCTTGCTCCCTTCTTTGGTGGAGCCCAGCTTCCGTCTGGCTGCTTCTGCAGGCCGGTCTTCTGCGAGATGTCGCCGGTCTTGTATTTTACGTCCTCTGTCTCCTGGAGCTTTGCGAGCTCGTCGCGGCCGTCCTGTGTGTAGCGGTCTGTCTTGGTCATTTGAAATATGTTTTTAAGTTCCATGTTTTCCTTCCTTTGGTGGTTTCTCTTATAGTTATTTTTAAGCTCGCGCCTGTTCCAGCTCGCGGTATGTTATTCCGTGAATGTGGAGCAGGTCGACGAAATGAGGCGAATTCTTCCAGGTGGCTACAAAGCCTTTTATAAAATGCTCGCGACTGCAGTAGTTCATCCAGGAAGGGTTCGCCTGGTTCTTCTTCGGATCGGCGTACTCGGTGTATAAAAACTCGCGGCCACAAACGGCGCAGGTGCAGCGCTCCTGGTGTACGTACTGGTTTTTAATCGGCTGCGGGGTTTCGGTGAATTCAAAGTTAAAGCTTAATTGTTCCATGTTGGTCTCCTTCTTTATTGTCTGGAAATAAAAAAGCCACCTAACTGGTGGCCGTTTTTACTTATTTATTTTTTGGCGGTTCCAGCTTTTCTATAAGATTCATATCAAAGCCTTCGCATAATAATTTCTGTCCATTAAAAGAAACAGTTATTTCTTCTGTTTTCTTTGGTCTTGCGTAGCTCTTGTCGGACTTGCGCTTCTCCAGGATGTAGCTTACTGTCCTGGCGTTCTTCTCGCGCTGCTTCTGTTCAGCTACATCCAGGATTGCTATTGCCTGGTATCTTGTTTCCTGGTCTGCGCCTGGCCTTAAGGCTGCACGGATCTTGTCTGCTTCTTCAAATGTTATATTCATTTTCTTCCTCCTACTGTAAGTTGTACTCTCTCATTTTTCCCTGCAGCCATTCGTCTGCTTCGTCGCTCTCTACCGGATAGCAGTCGAGCAGGGCGACTCCGATGTACAGCGCGTAGTAGGTCTTGCCGCTGGCCGCTTCCATGACCATGCTGTAGCCGCCGTTCTCTCCTAAAAATGCCAGGATTGTGTTTTTCATGTTCGTCTCCTTCCTGGGCTTTTCCCCAGGCCAATTAAAAAGCCACCGGGGTGGTGGCCTTATCTACTTTATCTTTCTTCCTGTTCTTGTTTCAAAAATCCAGCTTGTAGTTTCTTCGGGGATGCAGTAATCTTTTTTGAATATTTCTTTTACCAGGTCAAAGTCTACGCTGTCCCAGTTTGCTATAACAAACTTGATATCCTTATTTAAGGCTCTTGTTCGCTTTGCTCTAAAAGCTCTTACCTTCTTGCTGTAGATGTCGTATGCTTCCAGATAAGTATCGGCAAATCCCAAAGGCTCGCAGCCGTTGCTGATGTAGTAGCGGCCGGACTTCATCTTGCTCAGTTCTACTCTGGCGTTCTTGTATCCGATTGTTGTTCTTTTTAATGTTTCCATGTTTGCCTCCTCCGCAGGTCTTTTCCCCTGCGCTTCTATAAACACTATAAAGGGTTATCGCTAACCAGTCAAGCAAAATATTAAACTTTTTTTATTTTTTTTCTATTCCCAGCCATTGTTCTATCGTCCCTTCCGGGATTCCGTTTTTGTACTTCTCGCGTATTGCTTCCAGCTTCTCCTGGCTGTTCTCGTAGTCCAGGCCGCTGTATCTTCCTCTTGCTGTCTTTGGTACGCGGTAGTTGTCCGAGAGCTTGCCTCGTTTTAGCTGGTAGTAGTACGCGCCTCTTTTTAAGCCGAATTGCAGCCAGGGTTCTTTCTTCGGTCTCATCGTTTTTCTGCCTGGCTTACTTTGTGCTTCAATTTTGCCAGGAGGATTCCGGTCTCGGTGAGCTTCGGGTCCTCGCTGCGTAAGCCCTGGACGTTCATTATTGCGTTCTCGCTCTTGGAAATGAGCGCCAGGTTTTCTATGCTGCAGTTCGCGTGGTCCTGGTCTTTGAAGGTTACCATGAAGCCTTCTGGGATCGGGCCATTGTGCTTCTCCCACACCAGGATGTGCTTCTGTCTCCACTTGTTCGGCTCGGCTATCTTTACTTTGAGGTAGCCGTCGGTGGTCCAGGCTTCGTCTCCGACTTCTGCGTGGTTCCAGGAAGGCTCGCCTTTTTTGAACCAGCCTTTTTCGCTTCCTGGCGCGTGGTAGCCTTTCTGCGGGTGGAAACATCGCGGGTCGTCTTTTACAAATCGTCCGGTGAGGCCTGAGTCTATGTGCAGCCTTCCGCGGATCGCTTTTATCTGGGCGGCGTTTATTTCCTTCTGGAAAGTCCGGGAGACCAGCTCGGCCATCTCTTTGTGCGTGCGGCCTTTGTTATTGGCGATTACAAAGTCGGCCATCTCTTTGGTCCATAGCGGGCCGCTCCACAGTTCTTTTCCCTTCTTTGTTCCGCTGGGGATGTGGTGGTTCATTTTGTAGCTTTTTACTTTGGATGCCGTGAGCTTCGGGCTGTCGTATCGCTTATTGAATGCTTCTACTATCTCGTCGGCTTTATGTCCCGGGATAAAGGCTGAGAGCCATTCGTGCTGTTCCTTTGTGTAAACTCTTGTCATCGCATTGCCTCCAGGAGCTTCTGGGCCTCCTTCTTCTGCTTGAGCTTTTCGGCTTTGCTGTCTTTGGTGGCAATTAAAGCCGGCATGTCCTCGTTGAGCAGGCCGCAGCTTTCGGCGGTCTTTATGGCCAACACCTGGATTCTCGCGATGTTCAAAATCTGCGAGCTTACCTGGGTCATGGCCTTTGCGCGTTTAAGGGTGCGCTCGGCTTTTTCTTTGTCCTGGAATACCTCGTCATCCTCGAGCTCCTCCAGCATGCTGAATAAATGGTTGTTTAAATCGGATAGGTTGTTTTTCATCGTTTTGTTTTCCTCCCTTTGTTTTATTTTATTTGAGCTTTCACTTTGTCTCTGAATTCTTTATATGGGTCGGGCAGTTCTATTGTGAGTGTGAGCGAGCCGCTTGCTTCTTTGCGTGTTCTCATTTTTCTCCAGGTTGCCTTCTCCTTCTTTGTAAGTTTTACTTCAAACTCCGAGCTTCTTTTTACCGGTATTCCATTTAAGTAAATTTCCATTTTATTGCTCCTTCATTATTATCAGTCCGGGTCGCGGGTAATGGATCCGCTTATATAGATTCGGAGGGTGGGTGTGGTGGTTGTCATTTGTCTATCTCCTTAATATTTTACATCACCACGTTCAAAATCGTAGTTAGCAATCCACTGTCTTTCCATTTCTTCTGCAAGAAGGTTCATATCATTCCTCATATTTTCTTGATATTCTGCCATTTCACCTTCTATTTCTTCTTTCGTTTTATCACAACAACAATCACCGTCTTTATCTTCATAGCAATAATTATCAAGGTATTCATCACCATAAAAACAACCGCTGGGTTGATAACCGTCTATTTCGTTGCTATTCTCAACACAACAAGGACAAAATCGACACTTCATTTTTCTATCTCCTTGTTTCTTCTTTCTAATTCGCACTCTAAAAAATACCGACAGTTTGCAGGACTTGGGTGATGTTCTCCGTATATCTCACAGTCTCTATCTTCAATATTCCAAGTACCACAGTAGTGGTCACATCTTGCTCGCTCTTTTCTCATTTCGTCTGATAGTTCTTGTATTGTCATTTCTCCACCTCACTTAAAAATTGCTCTGCTTGTTCCATCTTCTCTGCATTTTCCTGTGGGTAGTTTCTGCAACAAGACAACAAGCCTTTAATTATTTCTTTTGCTTTGAAGATTTGCTTATTTCGTGCGATTGCCAATTCTGCGAGCTCGTGGTTTGTCTCTTTGAATTCCTCTATTTCGGCTCGCAGCTGCTTCTCGGTCTTCTCGCTCATCCTGGCTGCAAACTTGAGCGCTTCGTTTTCGTCGACGAGCTCTTTGTTTATTTCTTTTTGTTTTTCGTATTTTTCCTGTAGGGTCATACTTCTACCTCCGTCCTGCAGTTGTTTCCGTACTTGCAGTGCGCGTGGTCGTGGTCGCAGATCTTGCAGGCCTCGACGGTCTTCTTCGGCTGTGGTGGCCCTGGCCATTTTATCTGGCTTCGGACCAGGGCCGTGTCGTCTCCGAGCATTTCGAAGTTCTCCACTTCCTTCACGTCCGCTCCGGTTATAAACATGAGCCTGGCCTGGGCGTGTCCCTGGTGGCAGAGCTCTGTCAGTTTGTCACATGCTTGCTGGATTGTCATTTTTCTTCCTCCAGCTTTTTTGCCTCTTTTGCTATTGCGCGTGGAATGTAGAATTCTTCCCACTTCCATTTGTTCTCGCGGTAGTACTTTTTATTGTAGGCCTGGCGCTTTTTCTTTGTTTTTTCGTAGTAAGCCTTCGCCTGTTCTTTGTGTGTGTGGTAATAGTTGCGCTGGTACTCCAGGCGCTGCACGTGTGTCATTTCTTTCCTCCTGTTACAAATTGGCTATCGTAATACCAGCAGCACCTTCTGCATGGTCCTTCTACCCAGTCTCCATCTTCTTCGTGTCCTGTGTCGTATGCTTTTTTTTTCTTCCAAATGTCACAAAGCCTGCACGGGTCAATTACGAGCGGGATGTCGTTTATGTATCCTTCCAGGCTTTTGAGCTGGTCGCTGATCTTCGGTTTGCTCATTCTTCTTCCTCCTGGTCGTCGTCATTGTCTTCCCAATCGCTCGGGTGCTGTCTTGGCTCGTCGAGGAAATCCTCGGCGTTGTGGCCGGTCTGTTCTTCCAGGTCGGCGCTTCCTCTTGGTCTTGGATAGTTCATTTTGTTTTTACCTCCATCTTTCGTTTGTTATTATGTCTATGCAGGTGTCAGCGATCCGCTGGCTCCTGGCTTCTGTTTCTGCCATCTCGCGCTCGAGCTTGACCTCCGTCTCTTTCAGTTCGCTCTGGGCGTTGTGCACTCGGATGTAGTTCCCTGCTTCCAGGAAAAGCACCAGGCCCAGGAGCAGAAACTCCAAAATGTGCAGGGTCTTATCTAGCATTCTGTCCTCCTGGTTACGAGCTCGTCGATGTAGAAAAGCTCGCCGGTCTTCGGATCTTCTACCGGTTTTCCGTCCTCGATTACGTTCAGCCATTTCTCGTTGCTCGCTATGTAGAAGTAATCCTTCACTTCGGTCTGCGAGTTGAACGTCAGCGTTCTGTCTTCTCCGTATGCTACGTATTTTTTCATAGCTTCTATCTTGTCCTCCAGGTTTTCTTCTTCTGCTTCCGGCTCGGATCCTTCTTTGAAAAATCGGGCCAGGTCTACAAAGTCCACTATCTTGTCGACCTTCCTGTGGTAGAATAGCTCGTGCATTACTCGGAGCCATACGTAGGCGCTCGGGGTCGTCATGGCAAAGTCCGACCGTTTAATCAGCTGCACTACGATGTAGGTGGCCGCGTCGGTCGCTTTGTTCTCGCGCTCTGAAGCCGAGAGGATTTTGACCTTCTTGTTCGTCTTGCTGATCTTGTTTATGTACTTCCAGGCGATCTGCTTGGAAAGTTCAAAAATCAAATCAAGCGCTTTGGAGTCTCCCTCGCGGTACTCCTTCTGCCAGTTAATCAGCTTCTGGTTGTCGGTCCTCGGTCTGTCGTAATAAGGCAGCTCCTTCGGTGCTCCTGGTTCCCGTTCTCCTTCGATGTCTTCAAACAGGCTCTGTTGTACTCCGTACTTGAGCAGGGTCTGTTCCCAGCTTGTTTCTCCCACCATTTTTTAATTTCCTTCTCAAAGTTTGCAGTAGGCCTCGTAGAATGTCTCGTGGGTTATGTTCTTGTTCCCGCACTTCGGGCATTCGTAGTGGCTGTCGATGTATTCGCGCTTGGTGTCTTCTTGCCATTCGGATGTCACCACTTTGAATAAAGGCGGCAGATTGTCTTTGAGCTCTATGCCGGCTTCCAGTAATGCTTTGGCGCAGGCCGGGCAGTAAGCATACTTGCTATCCGGTTCAAGCTGCTTACGTGATAAAATCTTCTTGTTCGCCATTTTCAGCCTCCTGTTATTTGTTCGTAGGTGTAGGTCTTGCCGCATTTTGTGCAGCGGTAGATCTGGGCGTCGTTATCCCAGGCCAGCGCTTTGACGCCACATCCTGGGCATTTGTCCTTCCAGCTTTTCTTCTCCGGCGGATCTGCGGACGTGGTTTTCTTCGTGTCTTTGAAATTTTCCGGGTTGTAATTCGCCGGGAGGAAATCTACAAAGTTTTTGAATGTGACGAACCGGTCAAAGCTGTATTTTCCGGTTATGAAGCTCGCGCGGTCGTTGACTGTCCTGGCGTAGTTTTCGCATGCGCCTATGACTTCGTCGCTATGAAGAGGTCCGTAGGTCTTGCGGATGTATGCCATGCCGTTTTTAAAATCGCGCTGCAGAAAAGAAACCAGGTTATTTCTCGCGCAGGGCAGACCTGCTTCGTGGAAAATATTAAATATTTTTTGTGCGTAAGCCTGGAGGGAGGGAGTTTCGCGCCTGGGCGCGTTTTCTGCATCAGATTCAATCTCTCTCTCACTCTCATGTTCAAATTCAGATTCAAATTCATATTCATATTCACCGTCCGATTTCGCTTTCTCGGTCTCCGAGATTTCTTTGTCGGTGTCCGACAAGTCGTTCTCGGTGTCCGACGGAGCTTTGTCGGTGTCCGGTGCTTTTTTCTGTCTCTGCTTAAGGTTGGAGCACTTCTTCTCGTAAATCTCGCGCTCTGCGTCGATTCGGTTCTTTATGGCATTCCACATCTTTACGTCGCGCCAGTCTGTGAGCTCTGGTTCTATTCCTTTGAGCGCGTAGTTGATGGCGTGCATTGCGTACTGTGGTTGCAGCTCCTCTGGAATGTCTGCGATGTATTCCGCGTGAAATATAAAGCTTTCCCTTACATCCATTTGAATTTCTCCCTGTTAAAAACTTTTTCTACTACTTCCAGGCAGCGGCCGGGGTTGTATCCTATGTTGCAGGCCTGGTTGCATTTGAGGCTACAAACTATGGCGATGTTTTCCGGCGCGTCGATTATCCAGCTTCCCCATTTTTTTCGGTTGGCTTCGGTGTTTGCGATCCTGTGGGCGCCCTGCCAGGTGCTCTGGGTGAGGGTCTTTCCGCAGACCTCGCAAACTCCGCCGCTTACGGCCAGGGCTCTCATTCGCTGTTCCTTCTGGGCTTCGGTCATGATGCTCTCCTTAGCCGGCTGTATTCTTTCATGTTCTGGGCGTGGCTGATCCATTCCAGGTTGGTGTAGCTGTTGTTCTTTGTGTTTCCATCGATGTGGTTAACGTCCAGGCCTTCTGTGTCCGGTGCGTCCAGGAAATAAAGCGCTACAAGCTGGTGAATGTATAAGGCTCTCCTGGTTCCTTTGGTGTCGATTATTTTGGTCTTGAGGTATCCCTGGCCGCGCTGGTTTGAATAAGTCGCCAGCTCTGTCTTGGTGGTCGCGTTGCGGATATTTCCCCAGGAGCTTATTTCGTACTTTCCTGTGAAAGTAAAGTTTTTGTAATGTGTTATGGCTTTCCATTGTTCGCCTGTTGTTTTTGTCATTCGTAGTTCCCCTCTATTAGAATGATTCCATGAAAGGCAGCCCATACGTGTGCGGCTTCTATGAGCTTTGCGCATTCTTCCGTACTGCTGTCTCTTTCGCCTTTTGGCCATATATGTCCGTCGATTATCTCGTATGGGTAGCCCATTTCCTCAACGGCTAACATTTTTATGCAGTATTTAATTGCTTCATAACTGTTTTTTGTTTCGTTACAAATTTGCATTATGTGTCCGTTGAGGTGGTGATTCTGGCTTTCCGGGCCGGTCGTCCTGGGTGTAAAAGGTCGTGCCAAGGTTACGGATACGTAGTCGTTGTTTTTATCGCGGCATGTGCGGAGCACCTTCCTTATCGCTTCCTGGAGCTCCGGCTCCTTCGGTGGCATAAATGCGATTCTGCCTTTGATGTCTACTCGCTGTAAGGTAATTGTTACTCCGCTCATGTCGTTCCTCCCTAATCCCTTTTTACTTTTTGATTACTACACTTTTTTGGGCATGGCGATTCGGAGTTCTTCGCTCCGGTCGCTTTACGTGTTTTCTTACCTGGCCATTTCTGGTGTGCTTTGATACTGGCATTCTGTCCTCCTAAAATACATCAAATGCTTGCTGAGCTCCGGCTTCTTCTTCTGCTGTTGGAGCTTCCTGGCGATTCTCTACGGCTTCGTCGTGGGTCTTCTTGGCCTGTTCGAAGTAGTCAGCGCTTCTGCGTTCCTGTTCGCCCTGCAGGTACTCGATAACCTGGGCGGCTGTTCGTTCTTTTCGCCAGCCTTCGACCTGGCTCTTTTCTTTCTCAAACATTGGCTTTCCGTCTGGGTATTTGGATCCGAGCAGCTGCTTGATTGTTTCATGCTGTTCTTTTGTATCCGGTCCTCCGGCAAGTGTCGGGCCTTTTGTCTGCTGCTTTGGAGCCTGGCGCTGTTCCTGTGGCTGGCTCTGTGGTGTAGCCGCATCTGTGTCTTCGTCCGAGCTTATTCCAAGAATTGCGCTTAATGCGTAGCGCTTCATGTAGGTTATGGCCGCTCCCATGTTCTGGGCGGCGTTGGTCTTGGCCATGGCTACGTCCGGCAGTGCTATGGTGTCTTCTATCCATTCTCCGGCCGTGTTAAAAAGTCGGGTTGTAATGCCTGGGCGGTTGTCCTCGGTCATTGTGAGGCTCTGCATAAATCCCAGGTTGTTCTTGGCCAGGATCGGGCGTACTGTTGTGATTACGGTGTCCAGGTCGGTGTATTTATATCCGTATCCGTCTTTGTCTTTGGGAAGGGTTACAAACTCCTTCTGTGCTTTTACCATGCTGTCGAGCAGGGTCTTAATTGATTCGCTTTGTTTCATATCCTGTCTCCTAGTAATAGCTTGGATCGTCGCTGTATCCGGCGTCCTGGTTCTGGTTCTTGTCCTTTGGTGTGAGCAGCTCGATGTCGTTTGCGTTGATTGTTACCTTTGAGAATTTCTGGCCGTCCTTCTCCCAGCGGTCCTGCTTGAGGTATCCGTCAATGCCGACCATTTTTCCCTTTGTCAGGTAAGGCTTGAGGCTCTCTGCCGATTTTCCGAATAGCTGAACGTCAAAGTAGTTTGCTTCGTCGGCCCATCCGTCTCCGCTCTTTACGCGGCGGTTTACTGCAATGCAGAATTTAGCGATTGCCATTCCGCCTGGTGTGTAGGTTACTTCGGCGTCTCTTGTAAGGCGTCCGATTATTGTTACTCTATTTATGTCTGCCATAGTTGTATCTCCTAAAAAAAGGGGACCGGGGCGGGCGATTCATCCGCTCCGGGTGGTATCCCCATTTGGCCGTCTTTCCGGCCTGTCACCAAAATTGCTTTTTTTATCTTGCTTGCCGGATTTGTTCCCTCCGACGGGGGTTATAATTTTCCCTCATACGAGGTACTTGCCTGTTTTAAGCGCTTTCCTGTTCGTCCTCTGGCTGCTTGACATGCTCCTTATAAAAGTTGCAGAATTCGCAGCAGGGGCAGTAATCGGCGCATTTCTTGGATTCGCCTTTGCGCTCCTGGACGTATAGGCCGCTACCTCCGGTCTGTTCGATGTATTGCTTGGCGGCTTGTTCATCGTCGCAGACTTTAACTGCGGTCTTGCGTCCTTCTTTCATGACTGCGTACTTGGTCGCGGTCTCCCACCTTTCTTCGGCCGTGCATGGCTCGATGTCGTCGTCGCCGAGCTTGTAGGCTTCTGTTACTGATTTAATCTTGGATCTGATTCTTGCCTCGGTTGCTTCCAGGTCGGCTTCTGTTACGTCAAAGGCGTATTTGTAAACCGGCTTTTGTGGGTAGTCGCTCTTGCGCTTGGCTTC